AACTGCACCTCTTTTAACTTGTGCCTCGTATTTGCGCTCAGCTTCTTCTTTACTCTCTGCCTCAACAACTGTAAACGTCTGATTATCTCTTAGCAGTGTAAAATGTTCATGTGGTTGTCCTGTTGAATCTTTGAATGTTGTGACTAAGTATTGTGTCATTCCTCATAGCTCCCTTGAACTTGTTTGAGCTTACTCATAAAAAACATTACTAAAAATGCTATTAAGATATGCGTCTTTTGATGTTTATAAGCAAATGTAGATATCATAAAGATAGTAGCAAGCATTAACATTTCATATATGTTTGTGTGTATAGTCTTTTTACTCTTAAGAAAAATAATTGCTATGCGATAAAAGAGATAAACGCCAAACCCTATTAAAAATATTTCTAACATGTCGCTCACTTCCCCAAAACCTCCTTGACTCGATCTAAGATGTCTTTACACGTAACCTTTTTCTGTGTCTGCTGTTCCATCTTGTCTTGCATGATTTCGCTCCATTTTCTTTTTATAAGCTGAGATGAGTTTGTCGATAGTGTAGTATTGGATTGCAATAGCGAATGGTAAGAATAAATTAATACTAAACCAACCGTTGTATAATTCGTCTATATCTGACATAAATTCATCAACTATATCACTGTCATTAAAATCAATTTCAACACTATCTATACAATCGGTAAAAATGCCATCTTCTACATAATCCAAAATTTCTTCCATATCGTCTGATTGTTGATTCGCAATACTCAATCCAAACGCCAACATGTCTGCTAACTCATCTAACTGCACATCTAATGGCTTACCTGGTTTCTTTTTCCAGTTTTTAAACGTTTCCAATGTATTAAACCATTCAAAGAATTCAACAACATACGCAACCTTACTATCTTGTAAATTAAGTGTTGGAATTCTATCGTCAAACTCCTTTTGTATTTGTAATAACTCTTGTAATTGATCTACTGTTAATGTGTTAGTCATTTTCCTGCTCCTCTAAATCTTTTCTTTTATTCCAAATTTTTATAAGTTTTTCTGCATTATTGGTATGAACGTGTGACCATGTAGATGGTTGTAGTTTGCAATTTTTATTAGTACATTCAATTAATAATGTATCAAAGCTATATCGTATATCTGCTAGACCGCCACAAAAAGGGCAGGGCTTAATTTTCGGACTACTCATCACTCTTCACTCTCCTCATATTTATAGACCACTTGCCCCGTCATAATCCCTACTGCTTCATCAAGACCAATATCTTCTTTGAGTGCATCTTGCATAGCATTAGGTAAACCTTCAAGTATTTCATCAAACGCTTGCGCTTTCTTATATACGTCCTCAATCTCTTTTAGTAATCCCTCTGTGTCATTGCCGTTATACGCACTAGCACTTATAACGGATTGTTCTATTTGTTCACGGTTATTCATTTGTGTCTTCCTCCATTTGCCCTAAAAATTCGTAGAACTCATTTGTTCCGTCTAGTTCTTCCATTCGCGACATTATAATATCTGCAGTGCTTTTACCTCCTATATAGAGAGCTCCTATCCTGTTCGCTTTGCTCTCAGGGTGTAGTTCTCTAAATTTAAAACAGTAATGTTCGTATCTTCCAAGCAATTCATTTTTAAGAGTACGCCACATGTTCTCCAACTCTTTGTTACGTTCTCTTAACTTACCTATATACACGATAAGCTCATCTTGTTGCTTCTTGTACTCATCACGTTCTTTTAATGCTTTGTGAAATTTACCTAATAACTTGTTTAATTTAGTACAAAGGTTTTTATATTGTTCATCTGATAAGGTGACCGTCATCTCATAACCTCCAATAGCTCCTCATTTTCAAAAATATTTCCAATAATTTCAATAATGTCGTCATTTTCACTTATTAATTCAGTTACATTGCTACAAGTTATATAAAAGGCTCCTTCTTTAAACTCGATAAAACTTACTTCTCCGGAATAAGAATCTTGAACAATATCCCCCTCGTAAATCTCCACACCGTTCACATCTTTAAATCCTGTAGATTGCATGAGTTCAACAGATGAATGCCATCTTTTATGATCTCCCTTACCGTTAGACTGTACTCCAGCTAAACGAATAATTCTTGCACCTTTGCTACTAAAATCAATAGCACTTACTTTGTGCATTTCCTTTCCTAATTTATCCCACGCTCTAAATTTCAACACCATTCTGTTACCTCCACTTTTTCGATTTCTATGCTTGCAGTTTCGAACGGGAGCTTTTTACGAATCAGTTTTAATACCATGTTCGTGGCTTTTTCCTCATTCGTACTTTTCACGAAATAATGTTTCTTTAATTTATAATCACATTTAGATGCAAAGAACTTGATACAAAGACATACTTTATAGGTTTGCATCATACTACCAACTCCCCATCTTTCCAAATTAATGTCATAGTTTTATCTTCGTTTAGTATATAAAACGCTCTGGAAGTACCGTCTATCAACTCTCTGATTGAATCATTTTCATATATTTCAAAACCTTCAATATCGTTTAGTTCTACTAGACAATCAAACTCAGTATCTTCAGTGACTTCCTCTGTGATTTCTACAGTAAAAATATCTTTATCTGTTACTACTTTTGTATAAAACCCATGCCCATCAGTTGAAAAATGTACTTCGCTACATTCTCCAAGCGTGCCCATTCTATCTGATTGAAACACTTTACTTTCAACTTGTTCAGGATTGTTCCATGCCCATTCCACCAGTTCGAGTAGCGTCATCTTCTTTTTTCTTTTAATCTTTGCCATTATTTCCATCTCCTCTAAAATAAAGTTAGTTGCTTCTGTTCCTCATATTCCAACCCATGTTGCTTTATATATGTTTCAAGCTCTTCCGCTGTATCAAATGTCTTTTTCACGCCTTGCCAACCTGGCACGATATGCCCATGAAAGTAATAAGTGCCGTTCACTACATGGATATGTGCCACTCGTTCGTTATCCTGATACAGATATCTTTTAGAGCCGAAAAATTGGTTTAAGCGTTCTTTACGTGCGCTATCTGTCATGGTCGTCACTCCCTTTAACAATTAGGCAGTCCAAACGACATGCATTCGTAATATAGTTCTTCATTCCTTATGCTTGTCTTATAGTTCTCAATCACATTGCTAACTTCTTTATGACTCATTGCTTTAACTTGTTCGTCTGTATATTTTTCGCAGTCTTCCAATTCCAGTTGTTCCTGTAATGACATCACATATTCAACTTGTTTTTGAGTTGCCATAGTTAACCCTCCCACAAGTCAAAAGCTCTTTGGACGTAAAACTTCGCCTTTGCTAAATCCTCATGACCATTCTTTAACGGTGCTCTAGACAAGTATTTGATTGCATTACCTATTGCGAATGCTAGTTGAGGTGGATACTGTGCCGTAACCTGTTCGATAAAATCTATAATTTCAATGTCGCCGTATGTGTAGTGCGCTGGTTGCTTAACATTGTCTTGCGCTTCGTTCATATCTACTTTTCTGTTACTGATTACGCTCATTATGCTTCACTCCATTTCTTGAACATTTGGTTATAAGTGACATCGAACCAGTACGGATCACGTGAATGTTTTTGAGGTACATTAAACAAGTGTGGCTTCTTTCTTCTTAGCTCAGCCTCTTTCTTTCGCTCTCTTTCCAATTTGCGTTCGAGTCTAGCTTGTTCCAGTCTTTCTATTGTTTTCTTTTCTCTGTACTCGCTTAAACGCATGCCTTCTGGTGCGTCCATTGCTTCATGTAGTTCCCAACCGTCTTTTACTCTTTTAGAAACCATTCCGGGTGTTATACCGTGACTTTCAATTAATTCCATTTCAAATTTACTGAACCTATAAGGTTTATCGTGTATCCTTACAATTCTTGCTGTTTTCGCCATTTATTCCACCTCTACATTTACATTTCTAATTTTTAAATTGTCATACTCTAGTATTTCGTTAGGATTGTTATATAAGTAATCTGCCAGCGTTTCTTTTTCTTTATCCACATCACCAAAATGCTTATATTCAACTTCTGTAGGTATTCTTATATCAATCGTTGCGTTTATATATGCTTGTTGTTGCATTAGATCACTTCATTTCTCTTTTGCGTTCTCGTCTTGCTTTAATTAATTCCTCGTAAGTAATCCATGTTTTGCCTGTGTACTTAGGTGCTTTACATATCCAATTGAGTTTTATGTTTCTGTATTTATGTCTGAAAATCTTAGCTTTAAGTTTTGCTACTTCGGTTGGCATACCTTTAATGTCGATAACTTCAATCAGTTTGTCATCGAGATATAACGCGAAGTCTGCAATATATTCAATCTTTCGTTGTTTATCTAGTTTTGGTAATAATTCGAATTTCGGTTGTATTTCGATATGATCATAATTAGTGCCATTCATATTACTTTCTAAATATTGGTAATATTCACACTCTACTTTGCTATCAAATACAATTCCTTTGTACTCAACTTTCTTAGCATTGTATTTACTCATTGCGCCACCTCTAAATATCAAATATCGTTGCTTGTAAACCTAGCTCTTGCTCATATAGAAGTCCGTGAGCGCCTTTAAATCGTTTTAGGTCACTATCAGTCATAATTTTCTTTTCGTCGCTGAAATGGGCTCCTGTGAGCGAATAAACTTCATTCTCGTTATCTTCATGTTTGATGACCTTAATATCTTCCGTGCCATCTTCTCGGTATAAGTAATATTTTTCTTTCGGCATTTTTAACACTCCTTAATATTCGACGATTGCGGGTCTTTCTTCTTTTTCTTTCAACTTATCATCAATAAGTTTTTTAAGTTTCTCTTGGTCTCCGTTTGCAAAATCAATCATCTTTTGAGCATATACATCTCTACAATGTAATATTTCTTTTATATTTTGTTTTGTGATTACCACGCATCTCGCTCCCTGAAATCGTCTCCGATTACTCTTACTTTTCTTGCTCTTTTTTTCATTCTCGAATTTATACGTTGCCAGTTCATATTTTGATTTAGTTCTTTATCACTAAAGTTAGTTGTAAAGATGTTGTTTTTACCTACTCTGTTATCAACAATGCTGAAAAGTTTATTTATAGTGTGTTCTGTGTTTTCTACACCCATATCATCTAGTACAAGTAAATCAATCTCACTAAGTAATTTGACTAGTTCGTCTGTAGTCTCTACTGCATTTTTGTTGTATGTCGCTTTGATACGATCCATCAACATTGGTATATGCATAAAAGCAACTGTATGCCCTTTAGCTTTAACTGCTTTTGCGATAGCGTATGCTAGGTGGCTTTTACCAGTTCCATATGAACCTTGAAATATTAATGATTTTGGTTCTTTTGTAGAGAAACCCTGTACATACTCTATTGCTGATTGTTTAGCGTGTACTTGTTTTTCATTTTGTGGCTTGTAGTTGTTTACTGTTGCATCTCTTAAAGACGGATTAACGTTTGATTGATTGAATATGTTGTTTATCTTCCGTTGCTTGTTTCGCTTATATTCCTCATAGATTTCACATTTGCAACCGTCTTTATACTCGTAACCATCCGGGTGTTTTTTAGTAGGAGCGAACTTATATAAGTCGTATTCACTTCCACATCTCTCACATTCCAATCCTTTTTCGACATGAGTAAGTTGATATTTTTTCAAACTTTCGTTTATCTTTTCACTGAATAGTGGTTTCATAATATCCCCCCTAATCCCAATAACTTTCGTCGTACTTCATACGTTCCAATTGATCTATGCCAGTTGGTTCTGCTTTTTGATTGAGGTATCCCTCAAATTTATTACCAAAAAGTGTTTCTGGTCTAAGGTATTTATCGCTATCCGTGTTTAGCCACTCAGCTGTTTTGATATCAATCACCTTTTTAAAATCCTCCAACCTAAAATCTTGATTCCATCTTGCTTTAATAAAATCTTTTGTTTTAGCTGTATTGTGTTTAAAATGCTTTCCTGTTTTTTTGTTTAAGTATTCGATAATTTCTTTATAGGGAATGGAATACACAGTCGGGTTGCCCGACAATATACTTCCATCATTATTAGTATTGTTATTATTAGTTAAATCATTATTAGTACTATTATTATTAGTAGTACGCCCTTTTCGGTTTTCCGTTTTTCCGTTTTCCGAAAACCCGTTTGCCGATAATCCGTTTTCCGAAAATGGCATTTCGGTTGGTTTTTCGTAAACTAAGTATTCAAAACCTTTAAACACACCGTTTTCAGCTCTTTTTTGTATTCTGTGAACATATTTATTATCCATAAGTTCTTGAACGCCACTATTGATTGATTTTTGTCCATCATTCATATGTTTAACTACTTCTGACGTGTATATTTGCCAATTGTCAGGACGACTTAGGAAATACAATAATATCCCTTTAGCTTTAGCACTTAAATTACTATCGAACACAAAAGATTTATGCACAGTTACAAAATCGCCACTTTCTTTTATCGTTCTAAATGTTGCCATTTCGTTATCTCCTTTCTGGTATAATTTTATTATCGCTATTGCGTTAGATTGGGGGTGAATAATTATGGATCCTATTTTAGGTAAAGGTATTGATAAAATTATTCAAGGTGCTGCAGATGGACCTATCAAAACATTAAATTCTACTTGGGATTTAATTTTTGGTGGATATCATAACTGGGTTGCTAAAATACAATATAAACGAGAATTAGACTTGACTGACTTTAAAGCTAATATTGAATCTAAGGTAAAAAAGATACCTGATAATAACCTACAAGAACCTGAACTTTCAATAATTGGACCCGCTATTGAAAGTTCTAAATTTTATATTAGCGAAAGAGTAATAAGAGATCTTTTCTCTAATTTAATTGCATCTGCAATGGACAATCGCAAAACAAATGACGTACATCACTCTTTTGTTGAGCTTATTAAACAAATGTCACCTAAAGATGCAATATTGTTTAAATTTCTATGCAATCAAAAAGTTATTCCGGCTGTAAGATACAAATATATACGAGACAATAGTAAGGCAGGCGACTTTTTGTCAGATAGTATTATTTCTAATTCACCAATCGATTTAAATTCAACAGAAATTTCATTAAATAATTTAGAAAGAATTGGTTTATTAAAAATTGACATAGGTCTAAATTCTTATACTAATGAAAATCTTTATGAAAGTTTTGATGATCCCAAAATAATCAATAATTATATTCAAAAATATAAAAAAGAAACTTACAAAAAAGTTCGTGATGTTTTTAATATGATTAATCATTTTGGTATAGAAAATATATCTCGTTACTATAATTTATCTATCAATGAAGTTTATACAATTGTAAAACCTGCCTGTATTGAGTATGACAAGGGGTACATTGAAATTACCTCTTTTGGCAAAGCATTTGCCAAATGTTGTTTTTAATATCTAGAAAATGGTTTTCCTACAGCTTTTTTATAATTTCTAACATTCCTAATCTCTTCCGCCAAGATGACGATTAGGAGTGCTATTTTTATTACTCTTAGTCTATTCATTCATTTTTCTCTCCTTTCAACATTTTGTTTAATCTTCCATCAACTTTTAGCCACGAGTCATGCAAGTGATATTTATCATCAAACGACTTAACGCCCATCGCATGTTGCTGGTTGTGATGTTCACGACATAACGCTAATACATGTTTGTCATAGTGATTCATCTTATTTCTGTTCATGCCTCTGCCGACTGCTTCATAATGTGCTAGGTCTGCGTGAGGCTTTCCGCATATTACACAGTTGCGGTTGATTGTAGCCCAATATAATAACGCTTTATCTTCGCTTAACAACTTACTCGTTTCTACACTCATAGGTATTTGATGATGAAACATAAACGCTATAATCAGTTCTATTAACTCCCTTGCAACTTTCATAGAACAGTCGCGCAGACTGATTTCTTCATAACCTTTCATAATTTCCAATTCTGTTTGTAATAATTTTCTAGTTGATTCCACCGGTTCTCCCCAGTGAAGTTCTATATCTCTACACATTGCGAATATTTTTTTGCGTTGTTCTATAGATAGTTTTTTATTATCCGGAACCTCTACTTCTGCTTTTAGTGGATATCCGTTTTCTAGTAAGTCAATGTGACTTTGTTCAAGTTCAACACCAGTAGCAACGACGGAATAAGTGCCGTCATTGTCTTTCTGGTATCTTGTAATGTATTGCATTTAAACCACACCTTAAAACGCTAAATCTTGGTCGTCATATCCAAATTGGCCACTGCTTTCAAATGGATTGCTTTGTTGAGACATTGATGTTTGTTGTTGTGCCCCGTTATTTTCTTCAGCTTTTTGCTTATCTGTCTTCGGAATAGGTTTGTTAACAACATCATCGCCCTTTTTGTAAGGTTTAATAAATGAAAAATCCGTAAAATACTTACCTTCATCTTCATTGAATTTCCATTTCAATACCAAGTGACAAAACTTACCAATAAGATCATTGGTATCAAAATCTAAGCTAGGAAGATTTAACTTAATACCTAATCGAGTAACTAATTCAATCAATTGTTTTTCTTGGAAATCATATTTATACGGCGGTACAAATTGATTATGTTTATATTGTTTGCCTTCATCATTTTCAAATACGATTGTGAAATATCTATTTTCTCTATCATTGAATTCAATATTTTTAACTTTCACTGTGAATTCTCCAGCTTGAAACCCTGCTGAGCCGTTATAAAACTTTTCTTGATTTGTTTCTTTAGTAAATTGCGCTTGTCCTGTGATTTTCATAATTAAATACCGTCCTTTTAATTAATTTTTAGTTTCCATTTCTAATTGCTTCTACTACGTCCGTAATGCTAGGATTTGCAAATTTCTTATTGTTAATTGTTATTGAAGGTGAATGTCTAATCTTTGTTTCAAACGTATTAGAAGGTTCAGCGTTTAGAATATATCTAGCTTTCTTTTCTCCGTTATCATCAAATTCTTCAATCATTGCCCTAGCTAACACATCACTTTGAGAAGTAATAGCTTTTTTAATTTGTTCTTGCGCTTCAATAGTGATAGTAGGGTTGATAGTGCTACCTTCATCATCTTTATCTTTGTTGATACCTTCATGACCTGTAATAACAAAGTGGAATTTGTATTCTTCTTGAAGTTTTCCTATTAATCTGTACATACTGACAATTCGTTCAGCAACTTCTCCCCAATCATTAAACGTTGGTTTTTTAGACTTATTTTTCATCACATCATTCAATGTCATATCTCTAAGTTTTTGAATAGTTTCAATAACTACAACATTGATTTCTTGTCCGTTTTCTCTCATCTCCTGTAAAATTTGAGGTAAAAAATTTACAACATAAACAAAGTGTTGATAGTTCTCGATTTCTACGTCTGATCCTTCGTCAGTAACCGTTGTTCCACCTTCGTTAATGTCAATGACGAAAGCGTCTTTATCTCTTGTAGCAAACGTGGTTTTTCCTGAGCCAATTTTTCCGTATACTGCAAATTTATAGAATTTCCTTTTATTTTTCTCAGCGATATTATTTATCTTTAGTTTTTTGAGTATGCTTACTTTTTCTTGTGGTTCTTGTTTTTCCTCAGTCATGTTCTACCTCCTCATACTCAATTGTTTCTGTCACTGTTTTCTTGATTGCTTTGTGCTTAGACATATCAATAACAGTTTTGTCTAGTCCGTCGAATTCTCTTGCGTCTCGCATATCAGTTGAATACTTCACTGTATCGTTCACTTCGGTTGGTCGGTTTGTAATAAATAGATTTTCATCTTTATGCTTGATTAGATAAGTTACAGTCTGCTTCATAGCGACCTCCTACCATTTCATGACTAAGTTAATTAGTCTGTCCTGTTCATCTGTGTTCTCTTCAATCCATTCGTAAATAGATTGATTTAATATGTCTAATGCTGTGTATAGATCGTTCTCATTAGTTATGTTTATGCCGTCGATAAACTTATCTTCTAAATCTAAGATATTCACCAGAATGCTGTGGTCCTTCTTCTTAACTGCTAATTTAAAATCAAATCCGTCTACATTAATTACCTTCTGACATACATCGCCTATTTCGTAATACATCTTGACTTCCTCCGTTTTTCGTTTTATATTGAACACGAATTAATTTTGTTAATCGTTTGTCACTGTTACTTGTTGGCGCAAGTAGCAGTTTTCTTATTCTTCATAAAAGTATTCTTTATAAAATATGAATGTTGCGATACTTGTGAATCCCGCAATTGACCATGCTGTAGTGAAGTACAGCAATGGCATAAGCACAATCGCTAAGACTGTGAAGCATAGTACTGCTACTAGGTAGCTTTTATAAATGTTACTCATTTTCTTTTTTCTCCTCTTTGGTTGTTTCATCGTTTATCAAACCTTGCATTTCCATTAATTTTTGAGGTATACCAGCTTTTAACTGGATTTCGTATAACATTTGTTGAATGTGTGGTGGCACTTCTACCATTCCTTTCGTGTATAATTTAGTTATCTCCTAGTGAAAGGAGGTGATAAGTATGGAATTTAATGATTTTCAAAATTTCTTTGGTGAACTTAGTAATCAAGCCGAAAAAGAATTCGGTGGTGACAGTGACTTTTTTAGAGATAGAATAAATAAGTTGAAAGAAGATGCTCCTGAAAACGTATCTTACGAAATTATTTATTCAATAGCTTTATACGAAAGCTTAAAAGCTCAACAAGATATGAAAATTTTGAATACAGTTAAATATCTTTTAAATCGTGACTAGCAATATCCAACAATGATTTGCTCTGAGCATTATTAATTTTTGGATAATCAAAATTTCTAAGTTTAAATCTTGTGTTTTTCTCAATCTTCCAAACCTTCCAAGTCGCAACTGCCATTGTGATGAGGAAGGTTGTTTTGTATAGTGTGTTCATTTGTTTATGCTCCTTTCGTGTATAATGTTGTTTAAGAGGTGCATTGCTCGGGTTATAGTACTTTAAATTCAACACCGTCTATTTGAACGAACAGATTATCTAAATCAGGGATTTGTTTTTTATATAAACCAAATCTTGATTTAATATCTTTTAATAAATAGAGATTCAAATCTCCAATTGATAATAGTTGTCTATTACCTGCTTCGTCATAGTAGTAATAAATGACTTTTTTGTTTTGATCTTCCATTTGCTGCGCCCTCCTGTTAAGCAGTTACGTTAGCTTCATAACCGAATTCAGTCATGATTTCATGTATTTTCAATCTACCTTTTTGTGTCCATCTAGTTTGTAAAACTGTGTCTTCTCTACCGTCAGAGCGTACAATTGGTATAGTGTCTGATTCTGTGTAACTCTTGCCCATGTGTTCTGAGTAAAGCACCCACTGTTTATTCACTTTTCGTTGTAATCTAGCTTCGTGTAGTAGTTTGTTTAACTTTTGTGCTGATATACCGTAGTCTGCCGCGATTTGAGTTGTAGCTAATGTTCCAGTTGACTTTAAGATTTCATCTACATAGTCTGCTTTGGGTTTTAGCTCTCCAATTTCTTGTTGTAAAAGTAAGTTTTGCTCTTTTTCTTTCTTATACTCAGTCAACACTGTAATGATGTAGTCTGGATCTTTTAATGTTTGTTCAATTACATTGTCTGTTGCGTAGATACCGTGTTTGCGAATGGCTGGTAGGACGTCTGATGTTACCCATCGTTTGAATTTTCGAGCGGTTTCTCTGATTTTTTCGTTTTTACTTTGTTTAGAAGCGTCAAAGATTAAACTGTATAATCCTGATTCATTGATAATGATCATATTTCTGTTTTGACCTGATGCACTAAATTGGTGCGTCAGCTTGTCCTCGCTATCAACATGATTTCTGATGGCATTGTCTGCCCTTGCATATCCTAAAATTTCAGCAATATCTTTTCCTACAAAATAAGGTTCGTTTTCAATTTCCACTGTTCTTACTGGTAGCTCTTTAAAATTAAATGTTTGTAATGCTTGCATTGTTCGTTCCTCCTTTTAAAATGTTTGTTTGCGTTTCGTGTACTTTGTGGGTAAAAAAATATCTCCAATATTTTCGTCAAAAAAATCAGCGATAATAAACATCTCATCATTCTTAAATTGATGCTTTCCTAATTCCTTTAAACGATAACCTTCAGTTGATATATTCAAGAGGTTTGCTAAATCTTCTTGAGTACACTTTCTTTCTTTTCTCAACTTTATTAAATTCCATTGCATGTTGTCACCTCCCGCTTACAAAACTAACTATACACGATACGTGTACTTGAGTCAACATAAAAGTTTGCTTTTCGTGTATTTTTTTGTTGAATACCAAAAATAATTGGGTTATACTATAGGTAAATTTAAGGAGGTAAGAAAATGGATAAAAAAGAATTAGCGAAATTTATAGGCAATAAAATCAGATACTATAGAACCAAATTGAACTTAACTCAAGATCAACTTGGAGAAAAACTCAACACTAAAAAGGCTACTATTTCAAATTATGAGACAGGGTACAGAACTCCTAAACAAGATGATTTGTTTGAAATTGCTCATATTTTAAATATCAGTATCGATGATTTGTTTCCTACAAGAAATAATAAAAAAAACGACATCACTTCCATATACAGTAAACTCACGCCTCCAAGACAAAAAAACGTACTTAACTACGCAAATGAGCAATTAGATGAACAGAATAAAGTCACTTCTATAGATGAATATAAAGAGTCTAAACTAGTATCGTATATTGCATGTGGTGCAACTGGTGCTGGCATAGGAGAAGAATTATATGATGACATATTGCATGAAGAAGTATTTTTTAAAGAAGACGAAACGCCATCAAATGCTGATTTTTGTATTTTAGTTAATGGTGATTCAATGGAACCTATGTTAAAACAAGGAACATACGCTTTTATTAAGAAAGAAGATTCTATTAAAGATGGTACAATTGCACTCGTTGTATTAGATGGAGTAAGTCTTATCAAGCGTGTAGATATATGCGAAGACTATATTAATTTGGTATCTCTAAATCCGAAGTATGATGATATCAAAGTCGCTTCGTTTAGTAATATTAAAGTAATGGGCAAAGTTGTATTGTGATTAATAACGCCTATGTGGCGCGAGGAGGATGAGGGATGGAAGAGAACGCACCTTTAGAAACAGCAGTTAATAATTTTAAAAAGATTCAAAATAGCGAGATTTACAAATTTAAATATATGAATTCATGGTGTCTTGAATATTCAGAGTTTTTATTGGATGAAGTTAGATTGTTAAAAGAAAACAAAAGTTACACCAGATATAAAAAAGGCACTATAATTTATGTAAAGTTAGGTGTTAATGTTGGCAGAGAGTTTTCTGGAAACCATTTTTGTATGGTACTTAATAATCACGATTCAAATAAAAATCCAATATTAACGGTAGTTCCACTTACATCTTCCAGAAGTAAATTCAATGTGCATATCGAAGAAGATTTGTTACCTTTAGTATTGGAAAAAATGGACGTAACGGGTAAGGATTTAGCTAAAAAAATCATGAACAATCTTGAAAAGGTGTCAAAAGCAGAAAACCCATACGATCAAAAATTACTTGATGAAAACAAATCGCTGAATGACGACTTCAAAAAATATTCGAAGGTTCGCAAAAGATATGAGCGATTCAAGTATAAAAAGACCTATGCTAACGTTTTAAATATCACTACAATCAGCAAGGATAGAATATCGAAAATTAATAGGTATGACCCTGCCGGAGAAATATCATATTCAAAAGAAACAGTAGATAAAATTGAAAATAGTATAAAAATTAGATTTCTTAGTTAAATCGCTTGAACTACACTCTCTTTGATGGTATATTACATATATACAAAACAAGCCGCTGAAATATTTGCGGCAAGCTTCAAATTAGACAAGTCGCTGAAATATTTGCGACATGAGAGGGTGCATCTGCGCTCTCTCTTTTTTTATACAATTTTCACGGGTAGCCCGCCTACCCTTATTATTTTTTGCCAATTTTGAGGAGGGAGCACATGAAAGTAGCAATTTATACTAGAGTGAGTACACTTGAACAAAAAGAAAAAGGACACTCTATCGAAGAACAAGAAAGAAAATTAAGAGCTTACAGCGACATAAACGACTGGAAAATTCATAAAGTATATACTGACGCTGGATACTCCGGAGCTAAAAAAGACAGACCCGCTTTACAAGAAATGTTGAATGAAATAGATAATTTTGATTTGGTTTTAGTCTATAAACTAGATCGATTAACTCGAAGTGTTAAAGACTTACTAGAGATACTAGAATTGTTTGAGAATAAAAACGTGTTGTTTAGGAGCGCAACAGAAGTATATGACACAACTTCTGCTATGGGACGTTTGTTCGTAACATTAGTAGGTGCTATGGCAGAGTGGGAGCGTACTACAATTCAAGAGCGTACTGCAATGGGTCGACGCGCATCAGCTAGAAAAGGGTTAGCTAAAACTGTCCCTCCTTTCTATTACGACAGAGTAAACGATAAATTTGTGCCTAATGAATATAAAAAAGTATTACGATTTGCAGTAGAAGAAGCGAAAAAAGGTACTAGTTTAAGAGAAATAACTATAAAATTGAACAACTCTAAATACAAAGCACCCTTAGGTAAAAACTGGCACAGATCAGTTATAGGCAATGCTCTAACGAGTCCGGTAGCTAGAGGTCATCTTGTTTTCGGTGACATATTCGTCGAAAACACCCACGAAGCTATTATAAGTGAAGAAGAATACGAAGAAATAAAATTAAGGATAAGTGAAAAAACTAACTCTACAATCGTAAAACATAACGCTATTTTCAGAAGTAAACTATTATGTCCAAACTGTAACCAGAAATTGACTTTAAACACAGTCAAGCATACGCCTAAAAATAAAGAAGTTTGGTATTCTAAACTATACTTTTGTTCTAACTGCAAAAATACTAAAAATAAAAATGCATGTAACATCGACGAAGGCGAGGTTTTAAAACAATTTTACAATTATCTAAAACAATTTGATTTAACATCATATAAAATCGAAAACCAACCTAAAGAAATAGAAGATGTCGGCATCGATATTGAAAAGTTGCGAAAAGAACGCGCTAGATGTCAAACACTTTTTATAGAAGGTATGATGGATAAGGATGAAGCTTTTCCAATAATAAGTCGTATTGACAAAGAAATACATGAGTATGAAAAGCGCAAGGATAATGATAAGGGTAAGACTTTTAACTATGAGAAGATTAAAAATTTCAAGTATTCATTGCTAAACGGCTGGGAATTAATGGAAGATGAGTTAAAAACTGAATTCATAAAGATGGCAATCAAAAACATTCATTTTGAATATGTAAAAGGAATTAAAGGGAAGCGCCAGAACTCATTGAAGATTACGGGTATAGAGTTTTATTAA